GGGTCATTGTTCTTCCAAGAAATCCGATTGCCAGTATGCTAGCCAGTAGGTGGCGAAACAACCTAGACTAATGGTTTAGAACAATCTTTGCTTTTCTTCTGGTCCCGTTTATCCCCCGGGTCCATATCTGGAGTATCTTTTTGGTGGTCCCTCAGACTACCACACTCCTAAACCTAAACTTAACCTACTTAGTCTAATCTTACTTAGCTAATGTTAACACACCCTCCGTCTCGCTCGGCAGTGGGGTGGTCAGGACTGGCTGGCAACTGCATGTCAGGGTCTCCTCTAACCACTAGTCCAGTCCTCCTCTTCCTCTTCACTAAGGTGGGTCATAATCCTCCTTCCCTGGTGTGTACGCGTCCTTCATCACGTTTATTAGGGACTCTGTGAAGGGCCGTGGTTGTCTAATGGCCCTATAGAACAGCGCTGGGTTCATGGCTGCGATGGAGAGCATTACTGATGTTGCTCTCTCACTCTGTAAACAAAACACCAGAGACAAACTAGCTAGAGCTACTATGTTGCTGGTGTGCGTTATCAGTAGGCAGGCCCATGCTATGCAGGCACTGATCTTCACAATGAGTTGCCGTAAGGCCACTGGTCCCTGTCCAAACACCATGAGATAACCCGCTCTTGTGTTGGTCATCGTCACTCCTTGGCCTCTACCTATCCATTCTCGTCTACCCACGCAATTCCAAAGTAGGTACACTCCTACCACTACCACGGTAATTAGCAGTAATGTTATCATGCTCCCTATCCACCAGCTTAGGAACACTTCGCTGACTAGTATGAGCCACCATGAATCAGAGTAAATTGCCGCTATTCCTTCAAATTTCACTTCCCTGCGGGAAGTGGTTGCTGAGGCTGTTGATATGGCCTCTCCAGGCCCCAAGAAACTGTCCAGGATGGTCCATATAACCGGGACGTACCCCATAGCTTTCCTAAGCAGGTCCCATATGTTGTTGATTCCTATTCCTAAGCGTAGCCATTTTAATTGCCAGTCCATATGTCCAGTGTACTCGTACCAAGGCTCAACTACTGGTTGATATTCTGTTGCCTCAGCTTTCAGGGTTTCCTTCAACGCCATTAAACTCATTCTCATAATGTCCGGTATAGTCATAACTCCTATTATAACGAATAGGAATACCACAGACACCCCCATAACCGAGTTCGCCCCTACACCTGGTACCACTCTCGCCAATAAAATCACCACTGATAGTATCCATACCCCCTCAAAACTCCTCCCATAGGAGTAGTTGTTGATGAGGTATGTCATACCAATCAGTATTCCCAGTGCCAGGTATGTTTCAAGCCATTGCCAGTTCCTTGGTTGGTAGTGCCGCTCATTGAACCCTTCCCAGAAGCCTGTGTCTTTTGGTTTTTCTCTCACGTTCATTACTTTCCGTACAAACCATATCACTCCCAATGCTATGGCCAGACCTCTGCTCTCCGGGAAGTAGCATATGTTCGCCACATAGAATATGGGTGGTAACATTGAGCACACTCGATGAAGGAGGTGGGCTATTGTGATGTATATTATGACAAGAGCTGTGGCTCCAATTAAGTGAGCGTGTTCTGATCCTTCCAGATGTTGGTAAACAAGTTGGTGTACCACAGTGTTTAGATGTGTTGGTACCCAAGGTCTGACTAGGGCTTGAAATCTATTAAAGTCTCTCGCCCTCCTCATGGATCGAATATTCTCTTGCTCCCTTTCTTTAGCCAGTTCCTCACCTCTTCTGTCAGCTTCATCCAGTTGTTCGTCAGTCATGTCGAGCTCCCACGGGTCTCTTTCTCGACGGTTTCCAGCTAGCCCCCGTTTGTGTTCTTCCGGGGGCTTTAGTAAAAAACCGAGTCGTACTCCTCTGGCACATCCCCGTAAGCTCCGGATCCCCATATCGCCCATTCAACTATTAGAACCTTCTCACTTTCTCCATTGGGTGCTATTCTGTGCTCTTCATTTAATTTGGCCACCACTATTTCCATGATCCCATCTTTCAGCACAGGACACCAGAGTGTCTGACTCATATGGATAGCTAATCCTTGTTTCTTTTCTGGTAACTTGGAGTCAACCCATTTTGTGAAATCAGCACAGTGCTCTTGCCCATGGATGTTAACTGGACTCCCATCTCCTGCTCTAAAGGCTGCATATCGAGTTTCTGATCCTGTTGGCACAAATTTCATGAACATGGTATCAGTCCATTCTGGAAAGCTTCCCATGGTGTCTATTGTGAATAGTGCCACGGGCCTATCAAACTTCACTCCCAAATCTACTAGGTGTCTTTCATAGTACATACTGGAAGGGTGGTAGTTGAAGCTCAGTCCAGAGCTCAAAACTGGTGTTGACATTTTTCCAATCACTAACTGCGTGTCTAGTCCGGTCGTCATGCCTGCTCCATAAAAATCATTGGGTCCGTTGGTGGCTATAATGGCTTTCAGCAGGTACTCCACATATGTAGCGTCAGATATCAGGTTAGCCTGTTTCAGTCCGCTAGCACAGGCTGATATTCGCCAATTTTCTGAAAATTTTCCGCAGTCCCTGTCCTTCCCCAGGATATTCGTTGTTAGCAAGGTTAATATTATAAAGCAAAGATTGCTCTTCATTATTGTGCAATCGTTATCTTTCTTTAGTTTAAGATTAAGCAAATTTAGTCTCTTCTCAATTGGTAGTATTTACTCAAATGTGAACTGAATCACTTAACAC